AACCTTGTAAATTATGCCAAAGAAAGTGACATGGAGAAAAGGAACATCTTCTTGACTTTCGTTTTGGCAACATTGAAAACTGCTAAATGCAGAGACTTATCAAACAGACCAGCAGTTCCTCTGGTCGCCTAATTAGAATTTATGGTGGTATTGTAAATATGAAAAAGATAATAACAATTATACTGTTCATTACAATAGTATTTTCATTTGCAGGATGCGGCAAAAAGCATATAGAAACTGTTATCAGAAATGTAGAATCTGAAATATATTCGCAGGAAGAAATTAATTCTGCCATTGATACAATTCAGAAAGAATTAAAAGAGGACTGGAAAGGTTGCACTTTAACAGAAGTTTATTATGCAGGAGACGAGATTTCCGAAAAAGAGGCAAGCAATTACAATGCAGAAGATGTAGATGTAATGGTATTATTATCATCAATGTATGTCGCACGAAATGGCGGAGACGGTTCATTGAATACGAATTACACTTATGAAGACTGGATGTGGATACTGGTTAAATCAGACAACGGAGAATGGGTTCATGTTGACCATGGTTATTAAGACAAATCCCAGCTTATAGGGGAGTTTTGAGGCTCCCCTATAAAAATGGCTATTTATCAACTGCTTGTTGTGACATAGCCTTTAAAAAAAATAGAAAGAGTATTTCTACCCTTTCTATCTTATTATTAATATCTTCTTTGCGGAACAATACCGGACTTAATAAGTCCATCTGCCATCTCAGCAATTCTAAGATCAGCCTCCGCCTTTTCAACATAGCTGTAGCCGGTACCATTACGATTGTATCTGTCTTTTTCACACGCAAGTGCACTTCTGAAAAAATCTACATCCCTATATTTGGTGTTGTACCCAAGCGCTACGTCTGCTGCTGTTCTTGCTTCTGCGGTACGAAGCAAACTCTTATAGCGTTCATTTGATGAATCGATGCTACTGAAGTTTCCTTCATAATCCATACACGAATATAAGCCATATACGTCCAACTCACCACGACCAGGGTCATCATACGCACTCTGAATACCGTAAGCAATTTCATCCGACCGACACATACTTTCAAGTCTGTCTCTTGACCACTTACTTGCACAAGTGTACATAGATGAATCGGGCATCGGAACTCTCTGTACTCTTGCAGCTTCTCTCATAGACTTTTCATATGCTGCGTGTGCCTTCTTCTTTTTGTATTTATTCATATAGCGGTCAACAGGAACATTATAACCAGCTTTTTTCATCGCGTTACAAAGACGATGAAGGCAACAATCCAAATCATCGATGTCACAATCAAAATTTTCAAAAGTAAGCTCTATTAATGCACAAACGCCAACTTCTTCAGCATACTCTCTACCATTTTCTTCATCAAATGCCTTCAAGAGTTTTAATGAAGCATCAATTAAACGCTGAACGCTCTCATTAAATATTCTACGCTCCTCTCTCCACGCCTTATCTACCGCAGCTTTTGCTTCTCTTTCTTTATATACCTCTTCAAGAGAAAAGTTCTCATAATGATATATTGTACCCTCGAATATTTCGTCACCAGCTTTAAATTTTATAGAACAAGGATAAATTCTGGGAATATAATATATAATCTCACTATGTTTTGTAAGTTTATAAATCAATTCCAAAATATTGTGGCTGTTATACCAGAAAACAATAAGAGATACCATAATCACCGGTATAATAATTACGGGACGATAATTATGGTTTATCAGGTTGAGAATAATGTGAGCCGGTGCTATAATACACATTAATACAAGCACTATATATTCCCAACTATAATAACAACTATGTGTGTGAAAATCATCATAACCAAGAATTTCTATCTCGTCTTTCGTATTCATTGCACGACGTATTTTCTTTTCGGTATGCCGTCCCATCTTGCTTTCGAGATTTATATCAGTATAATCTACATGATAAAAGCTTTTGGATTTTTTGGGAGCAGCCGGTTTTTTGTTTTCACTTTGAGGGTTGGAAACAGCTGGCTTTTCATTTTTGCCGTGAGAGTGTTCAAGTGCTCTTTTAACAGCTTCAGGGACTTCCGATGTTTCCTCTTTGCTATTTGAACTGCACTTTGCCCTCTTAACAAGATCATTATTGCCAGCGTGATAACTAACAACACCACCAACGGAAACTTGTTCAGTTTTTTTATATTCTACCGGTTTCTTATCTGCCACTTTAAATTACCTCTTTCATTTAATTTGTACATATATATTACCATAAAAAAATCGTTTTGTATGCAACGAAACTCATTATTTTTTTTGCAATTTTTCATCTTTTTTAAGGGGTTTTGCATTTGACATACAACTTTATACTACTGTAATGCAAAAATTAAAATTTTACCCCGTTTTTGCGATAAATTACGCACATTTTGAGTATTAAAAAGAGCTACTTTAACAGTAACTCTTTTTCTTTTGTTATATTTGAACATTTACCTTTACTTCATCGTCTTCCCAGAATCTTAAAATTAAATGTCCTGTTGAGCAATTATAACCGATTGTAAGAGACGAAACCCAAGTGTCACCGGCTTTTCTCAAATCATCTTTATTACCGTTATAAAATTTTTTAATCGCATTCTTATTCTTAGCAAGTGTATCTTTTGCTTTTTGTTTTAATTCATCTAATGATAATTTTCTGCGTTTGATTAAAGATGTTTCATAATCACTATAACCGCAAGAACCTATCTCTTGATTATAAACTTTACCGGCACATTTAAGAATATTATTAAACATATCCTTCTCGGTATTGCAATTCTCTAATCCTTCAAGAGCATTAGCAAGTCTACCATAACCCGAACCGTAATTTGCATATTGATTTATTGCCGGATGAATGTAATAATTTCCTTGTCCGTTTGCATACGGAGTATAATAAATTTCATCTTTATAGAATTCAATTAAACCATATTCTCCTGTTGTATCACCTATAACAAAACACAAATTCCAATTAGCTACTTTACGCCCGGTCTTTACATTTATTGCCTTCCAACTATAATCGTTTCGAATAAGCTCTAATGCTTCTTTTACTGTCTTACAACTCTGTCCTACAATAGCCGGTAATGACGCGAGGGTACAAGGTATTTTTCCTTTAAGAGTACCCTTGCAAGCAATATCAATTTCATTGTCTGGTTCTCTCATATTTGCTTCAATATATAATCCTTTTGAATTAAATACGTCACTTGCCATATAGGGAATGACTTTTATATAATCAATATCTTCATCTAATTTATCTAATTTATCATAAGTGTATTTAGCTGAGTTTGCAAAATAAGAAATATTAAGCGTACTATATTTGCCTGTGTTTGTATGCGAAATGAAGCCGGGGGAATTTGTTGCTTCTAAATCCATATTTCTGCCGATAATTACTTCACCGTTCTTATTTCTCTTTACGATTGCCGTACAAGCTGATGCTATCTTGTTATCAATTTCATTTACTTTTTTTATTGCTTCATCAATAGTAAATTCGTCTTCATTAGTTAGCATTAAAACATTATTGCCGTAATCAATGAAATTGTTATATTCTGTTTTCTCCGCCTTCCAACCAAATTTGATGGTTTCACTCAGCGATTTATTCTCTCTTATATATTTAACCATAACCTTTTTCTCCTCGCATAACATATATTAATTAAGGTAAAAATACCGCACAAAACAGAATAAAAAAGGATAGCTTTTATACTACCCTTTTTCGTATTAGTTCATCGTTGGTTTCATTGGTTCCGAAATATCGTCTTCTCCAACTTCTTCCTCTGGCTCTTCTTCGGTTTCTGTTTCATCAGTTTCCTCTGGTTCAACTTCAACTTCTTCTGCCGGGGTTTCCTCGCTCTCGTTTTCATCTTCTTCGGGTTCTTCTATCGGCTCTTGTTTCTTTCTGTACTGTTTCAAATTCATCTTTGTATCTGCAACAGTAAGCTCATCTTCTTCCAAACCAAACTTTTCACGCACTTCTTCTATGTTGTCTTTTAATATGAGATTTACTACACCGGAACATTTCTTTAACCAACTTTTATCCGCAAGTAATTTAGTTAAATGCTTACAAAAAGAACCTATATTGTTTCTTGGATTTGTTATATGTGCAGGTCGCCTTTCACCTGCTCCGTATTGATAACCAAGACGTGTCGCCCAGTACTTGAAACGGTAGCAATAATCCGCACAAGTACAATTTACATAAATATCACCAGCGTCAATACATCTATACAATGCTTTGTAAACATCTGCTAATGTAAGGTTATTGTGTGCTCTGTGCTGTACTATATCAACAACATTTTCAATAACGCCTTCAAACGCTACCGTACATTCATATTTACCTACGTGTGCGGTAATGGCAATCATATCGTCGTTAATGAATTTCTATACGTCAATATTATACTTTGTATCAACAGTATAATTCTTTCTCCGGTTATATCTGCCTATTGATTGATATTTTGTTTTACCGACTAAGTTCTTTCTTGTAACTTCATCTAATCTCTATTTTCTCTTAGGAGAGCGATTAAGCTCTTCATAAATATCTATTAATGTTACCATATAATCGCATTCTCCTTCTTCTAATTTCAATCCACACTTCTCATACGAGAAACGAAATAAAGCCCTCACTTAAAGGCGGAGGGCATACCTATTGTCTGTAAATTAGAATTTCTTCTTGAATTCACCATTTTCAGCAGCTGTTCTAATCTGTCTGAAAATCTTCTGACGTTCTTTCTTGTCATCACAATTAGCAATTGCGTCATAGAGGTCAGGACGTTCCTTCTTGAGGAATTCACAACACTTTGGTTCAGTCATCGAGCCATTGATATTTCTGAGAGGACAAAGTTTACCCATTTTTGCGGCCTTTTCCTTATCCTTCTTCGTATACTTTGCAGCATCAGCTTCTTCGTCTGTATCAAATTCACGACCACCATCTTCTTCAAGATCGTATGTCCAGTAGTCAAGAATAGCACAAATCTTACTTAACTGGTCTTCATCAAGTTCCGAAACCAGCTTTGACTTACCAGTTGTCTTCTTTGTTGCCTTTTTGTCATCAGCTTTCTTGTCGGCTTTCTTATCAGTTTCAAACTTTGCGGGCTTATTTATTTTTTTTTTTTTTTGATTCGGTCAATGTTGTGCCACTAACCAAAACTCTCTTGCCTTCGGACTTTGTTTCATACTTGTAAGCCATACCTTCACAGCTAACAACATTACCCTCAACCTTAATCTTAAACTTGAAAGGATTCTTAGAGGACTTAGCCTCAAAAGCATTCTTAGTGTCCTTAACAAAATATACACCAGACTTCATAGTAAAGTTTTCTACTACGAAAGGTACATCCTTCTTCTTGCCGGACTTAAATGTAAGTGTAGCACCAACGCCAAGCTTACCTTCCTTCATAATTGCGTGATGGATTGTTACATCATCAACATTTGAATAGTTCTCTGCAAAGAATCTGCAAAGATGACGCTCAAATGTCTTTTCGTTAAGCATATATTCGGGAGCCCTTCTTCTGGACTCGTCCTTGTGCCTGTCTCTTCTCTTTGTACGACGAGCTTCCATTCTACGACGCGCTTCTGCTTTACGTCTCATAGCAGCTCTACGGCGATAAGCTTCTTCCTTTGCCTTATCTTCGTCCTCTTCACCTTCCTCAACGTCCTTCTTTTCGTCATCGTCTTCGCTATCATTAGCTTCAACAACACCACAAGAAACAAATGCTTCGGGAGTTTCACCACATACGGGACAAGTATCGCCTTCACCGAGTTCGCCATCGTTAAAGAATGTTGAACCACAGATAGGACAAATGTAAACGTTCTGTCCAACATAATCATCAGTCTTTACTTCTTCGCCATCTTCTGCATTTTCAATAGCGTCTTCGGCTACCTCAATGTTTTCTTCGTTAGCGTCCTGGAAATACTGAAGTGCGTCAGCGAGGAAATTGTCATCGTCAGCTTCGTTGGGGTCAACAACTGTTGCGATGTCATCCTCAAAATCGGGCTTAATGCTGATATCGTCTTCTACATCACCGGCAACATCATCAGCGTCTGTGAACTCGTCACCGCCACCAAAATCATCACCGCCGAAATCATCAGCAAATTCATCTCCACCAAAATCATCAGCAAACTCGTCATCGAATTCAGGTTCATCAGCTTCGAACCTTCTTCTAAGTGACTTCTTTTCTGTGATTGTCTTTTTGCTTGTCTTCTTTACGTTCTTCTTTTCTGCGAGCTTCTTAGAAGTTGCACCATCTTGAAGACAGGCCTGCATCGTTTTCTCAAAAATTGTCATACGCGTTACCTCTCTTTTGATTTTTTTATAAATATTTATAATAAATAGGAGCAACTCCTATTTTTTACAGAATATTAATATATAAGTTAAGGGGCATATTTTTTCGTTTTATTAAAAAAAATATAGAAAATAACAAAAACTACGGGTTTCATCCCATAGTTTTGTTTTTATTTAGAGATTATCAGTCCCATCCCTTAGACTTTTGTCTTCTATCGAGACACATCTGCTTCTCTCTTCTTGTCTTTGTAACCATCTTGCGACAGTTCTTGTTTGTCCAGCGGGGAGCATTTTCATTAACAATCTTTGTGTTCTTCATTTTTCATCTCTCTCTTTCGTTGTTTGATGTACATAGTATATCACATATTTTTCGTTTTGTATGCAACGAAGTCAAAACTTTTTTTACTTTTTTTAAATTTATTTTAATACAGGTTTCGGAGCGTTCTTTCTTATCGTTCCAAATACGCCCGTTAAGTTCATTTCTTTATCAACTGGTTCAAAATCCAAATACCCCGACTTAACCGGTTTGGAAGTCTCCGACCAAGATAACGTAATGTGATATTTGGTATTACTGTTCAATGAATCCTTCAACTCTTCCGGCACATTCAGCAACTCAACCTGTACCGCTTCGTTTTCTCCGTCATTAGCATACCCAACAACCTTGAACTTTATTTCTGTACCAATTTGAGAAATTTGTTTGTTCAGCTTAGCCATTTTGGTTTTGTCGAGATTATCGTTTCTACCGATATAACTAATAGTAATATGAGGATATTTCGGTTTGTTTGATAACTCGTCTTCGGAATATGCCTGTCTTATCTTTTTCATATTTGCATCATCGATAAATATGGCTGTATAGTTTATGTCTTGTGGCGTAACATCATTTGTATTTTCAACTGTAATTCTAATCACAAAAAACCACCCTTAACTTTATTGTACATTAATTAAGGGTGGTTATTCTATTTTTTATGATTAATAATACAGTCTTACCATATACTCACAGATGTCGCAGGAGATGTCAATGTCTTCTGCAATTTCGAGAATATAGTCGATTGTTTCTTTGTCGAGGACATCGACTTCTTCTCTTGTGAGGTCTTTTGCGAGAACTTCAACATAATACTGTTCAAGAACGACATCAGGCATCTCGCTAACGAAACGCTTAACCAACGGATAAGAAGTGTGTTCAGCAACATATGCTTCTACTTCTGTTCTGTTGTTCGCAATAAGGGTTCTAATTTCGTTGATTGATTTCATAGGTTAAATCTCACTTTCTTTATTTGATGTACTCATTATATCACAAAAAAATCAGTTTGTATGCAAGCGAGATGAAAAAATTTTAATTTATTTTGTCGCCAGTAATAAGTTCCGAATGAGGCAACGTTTCAACCCACTTACAAAAATCTCTCCACTCAGGTAATCTATGATTCTTTCTCTGTTTATATATCGTTTTGAGCTGACGGTAATTCGTAGTCATCCTTGCGGTAATAAGACAACCAGCAGGATTGCTATACAACAGTCCAAGATATTTAATTTTCTTTGCTTCCGAATCGTCCGGCGTGTTGTTGTATTCTTCAAGTTTGCGTTTCATAATAGCAACAATTTCTTCATCAACATATCCATTATATACATTATCAAAATCAAAACGTGCAAGTCTGTGCATTGTACTACAACTTGATACAAAATCAAAGAAGTGATATCTCTCTGCCTCTACCCACGCTTTATTCGAAAATGTCAAATCCATCTGCACGATTATTCCTGTGAGGAATTGGTCGTGTCCTTCTCCTGTCCCGGACTGAGCTAACGATTTTATACCGCTGGTAAGTTCACTATTTAATTTGCTCGCATCTGTACTCATAGGAAATTTTGCACCGCGAATACTTTCCTCTAATCCGTACACTTGAACATTACTTATTTGATTTGAATAATATTTCTGTTCCCAAACACTCATGCCTTTATCTCCTTTAATACATCCTGATATAGTTTGATTACTTCTGTAATCTGTTCTCTCGAACAATTAGCAGGAAGATTGCCAGACATAAGCATATCCATGTGTTCACTAATCTTTGCCTTAATCTGTTCCTCTGTGTACATTTCTTTGTAATTTACTTTCTTTGCCATTGCCTTATAACCTTTCTTTTTGTTTAATTATAAATTAAAAGAATATCATTATTCTTTAATTCAACCCTTTCAATGTTTGCCGGAATACTCTCAATAACAGCATCAAGAGCGGCCCAGTCAAATTTATTATAATCTGCTATGTCTTCTTTTTTGGTGGTGTCTTTGAATTTCTTTCCAAACTTTTTAACAAGCTTTGTGAATGATTTGTTTACATTAATACCGTATTCAACAAACTTTCTCTCAATAGATTCTTCGTCCATTTTCTTACCGTAGAATTCGAGATATCTGTTTATTTCTTCGAGTCCTTCCTTTGAGTATCTTGACATTGTTATTCTCCTTTATTTGTTTATTGAAAGAAAACTAAATATTTTCTTAAAAAATTCAATTATCTTTTCAAAGATATTTAATGTTTTTGGTGCAGTATCTTTTACAACAACAACACAACTTGTATCTGTTGTATCTCTTACCGTTATAGAATATCCGGAATATACACAATCATTAGGTGTTGTAGAATTTGATGTTTTAGTAAAGCTCGTTGAATAGTTTAAAGATATGTACTCTCCTTCGTTTACAAGTTCTACAACACTTCTATAATTGGCATTATATGACGCTTCTGTATCGCTGCAACCACTTATATTGATCAAATAATAAAACGGCTGAATCCAACACTCAGAGCCATCATACGGGTCGTCTGCATATTTAACCTTCCAAACTCTAAGACCGTTTAATTCGTTATTGTCTTCAGCCAAATACCATTTGTTTCTATTATTTTTCTTCCCACAATACTCAACTACAAATTGCTGTCCTTCAATATTTAATACATATACAGTATCGTCGGTAGTTGATGAGCCAAGTTCAAATTCTCCGTAATCCAACTCTTTTGCGTCAACCCATCCAAGAATGATTTTGTGCGGAGCAGATATGCCATTGGTTCCGTTGCTTTCGTGTATAGTGCTGGAAACCGTACCGCTACTTCCACTGTTTGGAGAGGGGTTAACTCCTGTACCACCATAAACATCTCTAAATCCAAAAGTATGAAGAAATTCGTGATAAAGTGCAATGTTGTCGTGTTGATTAATATATTCATTTCTGTTGTTGATATAAAATACGTTTGCTATATATCTAAAATTGAATAACGAATAAGCGGGGTAGCAATTACAACAACTGCCAATATATGCAAGGAATTTGCCATCGACCATTACATTTCTTGCATAAAGAATTACACTATCGATAAACCCATCATTGTTCTTGTCATAGTCGTTGAAGTTAAATTCACCGGTGTTAGTATAATACTCAATCGCTTCGTTGATTACCTCATCAGGTGACATATACGTTCCACTGTCTTCAAGATAATAAGTATAGTCGTTCTGTGTAGTATAGTCAAATGCCTTACCAACAATATTTAATTTACCAAAAGACTGCCTATAATAAAAACTATGCAAGCTATCATCTGTTGTTGCAATCTTTTCTACCGGAATATTATAATCATATGTTGCACTATAAATCTCTTTATTGATTTCTTCTATACTTGTTTTGTCAACAGGTTCAAGATTTTTAAATGTAACAACAATTGTAAGAACACCGGCATTCCCAGTAGTAGGGCAAGAGCCTTCTCTCAACGTACCATTGTCGGATAATAAATAAGGATTATAATTATATTCATCCGCACAAGCAAAAGGAACAACACAACAAATAGTAACAATAACAAGGATAATACTAATGATTCTTTTCGTCTTATTCTCCAATTAATCAAAATAATCTTCTGTTTCAGAATATGTTTTTCTATTAACAATTCTTATAATTGCTCTCTTAATATTTCTAACCATAAGGCCAAGCTTCAACATAGGTGCACGAAAATCAGTTACAATTTCAGGAATATTCATTTTAATCACCCCTCTACCTTCTCAAATACGTGAACTTCACCGGAATTAGGATAGAATGTTACTGTTTCTTTATCAGCAGAAATAACCATATAACCCATAAACGTTACACCACTTCTATACTCATAACACTTATCCTTTGCGTCCATTATAAATCCATTTTCTCTAAATACTGTGCCGTTAATCTTGAATGAAATACTTGATACACATTCATCGCCTTCAAGTGTAAGAGTTGCTTTATTATAGCTATCAAAAGATACGGTTTCAATAATCTCTGTACCTTCTTTATCAATTACTACACATTGATATTTACCATAATTACGCAAATCGTTTGATGCGGTAATAGTAATACCAATAATAACAGCAATACATACGGCAATAATAGCAACAACTTCAATAAGGTTTCTTTTCATCTTTATTAACTCCTTTTTTAGTTTGTGTCACCATTATAGCACAAAAAACGCGACTTGTATGCAACCAAGTCGCTAAAAATTTATTTTATTTTTTATCTGTGTCTCTTATATGACTCAAAATAATCATCATCATCATTAGGTACAAAATTGCAGTTATAATCAAATGTACCAATCTCCTTGCCATAAGTGTCGGTACGATAGTCAGGACACATATCATAAACAGCACATACATAATCATCATCTGTTGCATTGTATTCATCCTCCCGATCATCATAAATATACGAATCAACATCCGTACCATTATACCAGTCAACTACTTGTTCACCGCTGTCATCGTCCATATGAACCCAAGCGTACTCAGGGTTCCTCCATTCACCATGCCAAATGAAATAAATGTCTGTGTTACCTATCTGTCTTGCTCCAGTTGTCCAATGATACTTACTTTCCTTTACGCTTTTCTTTCCACCCTTTTTTGTGGGTTTCTTTTTACCACAAGATTCCTTTGCAAACACAGGAGGAATAGGGTTGATTTCACGTCTGCATTCCGGACATTCATTATCTAAACCGAAATTATCAAACTCTTCATCACTAAGCTCATCATCATTCCTCAATGAGTCATATTCTTCATCAGTAAGCACATCTCTAAACTCATCTCTGTGTGTTCTTGCATAGTCACTTATTCTTTTGCCTGTGTCATAAGGCGTGAACCATTCATTCTTTCTTGAACGATTGCTTCTGCGACGATAGGATTCTTCTTTCTTTTCTTCCTTGTCCTCATCCTCTTCGGGTTCTTCTTCCTCTTCTTCACCCTCATCTTCATCACCAAGGCCAGTTTCAATATCGTCGCCTTCATCTTCAACGATTTCATCATCATCGTCAAAATCGAAATCACCGAGGTCGATAGCTTCATCAAATGTAGGTTCTTCACCTTCGCCATCTTCTTCACCGAAATTATCAAAGTCTTCATCAGAAAGTTCGCCACCAAAATCGTCTCCGCCAAAATCACCGCATTCTTCACAACCGAAATCATTACCGCCAAAGTCATCGCCACCGTTGTTGCAATAATCAACGAACTGGTCTCTGCAAGACTCGTCAAAGATAGGGTCGCAATCATTGAATAATATAAATTCATCAATCTTTGCAAGCAATTCATCGGTATCAGCAATGCCGGTCATATCCTTTAATAAATTGAGTGACATACCAAGACCATAGTTCTCAGTTACTCGTCTGCCTCTTAACATCATATTCTTTTCGTTAACTCTTCTTCTGTTGTTTCTCATAACTTTTTTACCTTCCTTTTCAATTTTTGGTGTATCAATAAGTTTATTTGTTTCCCAATAAGTACAAAGTGCGTCATCTCCGCTATCCTTTATATACGCCTCATAAATACTCTTTGCACAAGATTTATCATTTATTGACTTATAAAGGATATATTCCTCTGTACCTTCTTTTTTGATGTTTAATTCATTTAATTTATTTGCCCTACAAATACGCTTTGTTATTCTTGATTCTGTCGCTGAATTTGAAATAGGATTTGTAGAAGATGAAGAAATCAAGAATTGGTATCTGTTGTTTGAACCCTGCGGGGGTTTCTGCGGATAAACATAGAAGTCACTAAGAGCGTCAACAAATTGCTGCGCCTGTTCTTCACTTATGCCCTTTGCAAAAACAACATTATAATCTCTCTTACCTTTAAACACTTCATTAGCACCGAACTTATTTGCTCTGGAACCTACTTCATCCGCTGTTATTCTTTTTACAGCGTCTATAACCTCTGTGTTATCATCATCTTGATTATTATCTTTGTTTTCGGTGTTTTCATTTCCTTCTTTTGCCTTTTCATCAACTTCCTATTCATCGTCAGTCTTTTGATTTTCACCCTTACCGACAACGCTCTTTACATTTTCAACACCATTTTTAAGGTCGTCTTTCACACTGTCTTTTACATAATCAACAACACCTTGTGTTTTTTCATCGGCTTCTGTTACAACATCTGTTGATGAAGTAGTGGTTGAATATGTATTAGTGTCTCCGCCAAATTTCTGGACTTCTGTCGGGAACCAAGTTTCTCCGCCGTCTTTGGACATATAATAACCAAAATCACCATTCTTGTCCTTAAACTTTCTCACCATAACGCCTTTGTCTTCTTCGAACTTGGGAGTAGCGTTTTCATCTTCATCGAAATGGTCTTCGTTCTGCGTGCTACCATCTTCTTGCTCGCTCCACTTTTCATAATCATCCTAATCCATCGGAGTTCCGGGTCGAATACCGCCTCTCTTAAATTGACCGATACTGCCTACATTAGTAGCTTCGCTCTCAGGTCTCTTATTTTCTTTCACTTTACTTGCACCTTCTTTTTTCTTTTTCTTCTTACCTTTTGTTTCAAGAATACCGTCATCAATTTGCTGATTAATATATTCTTGGAATGTTTGCTTTATTTCTCCGCTTTTTAATAATCCAGAGTAAGTGAAATATAAGTCGGACGGGTAAATGTCTTCACCTGTTTCAACATTAGTTAAGGGTTTTGAATACGCATTTTCACGATATAAATATATGCCGTCATCTTCACCGAATAATAATTGCATTTGTATTTTAGCCGCCGCCATATTCGGAGCATATACAAATAATTCTTCTTCGCTATCAATGTCTTCATAAGCGTATTTGTTTAATCCTTCGTTTTCAAATTCAGCATCGATAGGTTGAACGTCTTCATTTTCAACTTTTATTTTTGAATATTTATATCTGTTCAATCCGCGATTTTTGAATTTTCCATCTACCGGTAAAACATTATTCACAATATACACCGCCTTCCTTATTTTATTACTATATTATTTAAGGCATAAAAAAAGCAGATTATAAATAAATTATAACCCGCTTTTGTTTAGATTTTACTTATACAGATAAAAGAATTCCGACCAACTACCTACGTCGTAAACTCTCCTATCTTCCTACTCAATTATTCTCCAATAGTAACTATGAAAATTACGTTCATCAAGATAACTCTGTATTTTCTTTGCCGCTTCATCTGCTGTTTCGTAATTTCCAAGTTCTACTTCTTCACCGTTTGAACGCTCAAATGTTAATCTCATATTTATACATACTCCTCGTCATTGTCCATTACAGATTCAAAATCACCGAATTCCTCAGCTCCGCCGCCACCGGCTTCTTCAAATCCACCGCCAGCTTCTTCACCACCGAGTTCTTCTCCGCCACCGAGGTCATCTGCAAATCCTCCGTCACCACCAAAGTCTCCACCGGGCATATCATCGAAACCGCCTCCGCCACCGAAGCCGCCTCCGCCGAAATCTCCGCCTTCCATTGGCGCTTCTTCGGTTTCCATTTCGTCTTTGTCAACGATATCAGCGATTTCAGGAACGCCAACCATATTACTTAACAGCGATACGATTAAATCTTTCTGTCCCTTTTGTGACATATGTTCCGCAACAAATGAATACAAATCATTAGCGTTACTCAATTTACTCGAAATAGTTTCTGTTCTGTCTGCTTCTTCTGTCGTGTTCGGCTCGGTCATCTTTATCTGGAATTCATTTACATAATCAATTAATCCCTTATTAATAGCGAAAAGGTTAATCAACGTCTGTATTCCTTGAATGTACTGATTTTGAATTCTCTTTATTGTTCTCGCATATCTTGCGTCTAATTTTGTTAATGATGAACCACCGCTAAATCCTGCTGCGTCATCTGTATCACCTAAGAACTGCTTAGGTATCTTTAATCCACCGTATAACTTATTTTTAAAGAAATCAAGGTCGGCAATAGACTTTACATCTACATCTCCGCCTAAGTTACTTGATTGAATAGCACCAATACCATTGTGCGTAGGTACATAAATTACATTATCAACAGGTCCAGGTGAAGCCATTGATACATACTGCCCAGTGCCCTTGTCCATAAAGTTTTTCTGTTCAATAAGCATCTTAACTCTCTTCAATAAATCTCTTGCTTGGTTCTTTGGCATATCACCGACTTCTACCTGCAATAATCTAATAATAGAAGAACGAGTTACACGGTTAAGTAAAAGTGAATCTTCCATAAAGGAAATCTCTTTCCATACCTTATATACGTCCTTCAAAATAGATTTACCACGCTTGATATCATAAGTAAAGCAGTCTAATTCTGTGTCTAAATCAACTTGGCCTTCTTCGTTAAACGTAATAGATAATGTTTCCGGAAATCTTTCACTCGCTTCGTTTAACATAATGTGAATGAATTTAGATGGCGGTAAAATCTGCGTATCAATACCTTGCTGAATATGCTGATAGTTATATTCACTTTGACCGGAATTGGAACTATCTAACGGTACTCTTACATATCCTACGCATTTACCGAATTTCTGTAAATCATATACCTCTGCTGGATTATGCACCATCGAAATATATTCTCTTAATCTACTACCCTTTGCACTCTTTTTTACGGTAAAAGTATCACCATATGATTTTGACAACGGGTCATTTACTATCATATCACAATCGTCAAATGTTTCGAGATATACATCTCCATACTTAACCAAATTATAAATATGTCCCCAAGCTGTTTGATTTAAATGGAATGCGTCAATCAATCTATTAGCAAACGAAGCAATATCAGGTGTATCGGATTCTGCCCATATTACTTTACCATAAGCGTTATACTGTGTTGCGTCATCTGCGTATAATTCTAATGCCGCCGCTATAATACTATCGTGTTCCATCTCATCAAATACTCTGTACTGACTTTCTCTATCTGTTGCTAATTCTCTCATTTTATTAAACTGAGATAAATCAAGCATATTAGATGCGTCAAGTCCTTCAACTGCGTCAGGCAAAGTATTTCCGGGGAACGTCATCGGCATCTGGCTTCTCTATGAAGATTTGCCGACAATTCTCATTCTTAGATTCTCAAACAAATTTGCCATTCTAATTCTCCTTTTTTCTATATATTTATTTTTTTTGCTATACTAATTAAGGCGTAATTCTACACCATAATTAACTTTATTATACAACAAAAAAAGCTGACTTGTATGCAACGAAGTCAACTTTATTTTTTTTATTTAGAATCCCCAACTATATGCGTCCGCTATTTCATCATCTGTTGGTCTACCGGCTTTCCTGTCGGCTTCATCATTTTCTATTTTATTTTTCATATCATTTACAAGTCTTTCTATCTGTGATAATTTTTCACATCTCGGAAATGCGTCATAAAAATAATCCGTATATGCATCAACAATTTCAACTACATCGTCGTGAACTACTCGGCTATTGAATAACCGAGTCTTCTCGCGCCAAAAATAAAATAAAAATTTATACACAATAAGTTTATTCCCCATTAATGCTTCCGTAGGATATTCCTATAATCTGTTATTGATTATATCTTCAAGGTCGCTGAATTGGAATTCTCTGGCGTTCTCACATCTTGTTTTTATCCACTTTATCGCCTTTATTCTACTACAAGGTGATTTCATTTTATCACGCCCCCTTTTTATGCTATATTAGTTATGGCTGTTTTGTGCGTTATTTATGTAAAAATATTGCTTTTATTTACGTTTTATTGTGTGGGGCATTATAGTATATGGGGGATATGTGAAATGCGTTTTTATGGGGCAAAATTAGCGATAAATATAATAAAAAACCGCCCCTTGCGGAGCGGAAAGAATTTGTTATAAAGATGTATTATTCATTTGCTGTTTAATGCGTCTTTTTTTCTTTTTTATTGGGTGGGATTACTGACCGTCTGTGTAAGTAATGTCAAGGCCAAGAGCCTTGCAAGCTGCCATATAATATACTACTTCTTCGGAAAGAGTAGGAGTAATAATTACAGGATGAGCTGTGAGAGTCTCGTCTTCATATGTCTTAGGAAGACAATCAACAGTTGTGCCAGCACCTGCTCTGTAAAGAGGAAGCTTGATTGTAGCATAAGCTTCGGGGATGGCGATATACTGGTTAGGATAGTCGCCCTTAACGGGACCGAACTTTGTGATACGGCCAGCGTCAGGAGTTTCAATCTTATTATCGGCGCCATATGTAATAGCTTCATGATAAGTGGGGTCTGTTGCTGAAACAGGCTCCTTTGTATTGGTGATGGTAAGAATGCCACCATCTTTAATCTCATAAGGATTAATAGTTGCCATAATGATTTACCTCGTTTCATTAAATATAGTTTTTTAGGTATTAGAGCAGACTCAACAGGTTATTGTTTTCGCCTGCTCATAGTTTTAATTAGTTTTACGTCTTCTCAGACAAGAATTCGTTTTTGTTTGTACAATGTTAACAAAAAGATTATTAAACAATAGCACCCTTGATGTACATATTGCTGTTCAGGATCTTCTTTCCCGGGTTATTATATATCTTTCAATATATACCTGACTATATCATATTTTTGTGTTGTTTTAACCTTCACAAAAACCTTTGCACTTCGAACCAATTTTGATTCTACTCTACTCGCTTATTCGTATAAGTTTTTCTCTTATACTATGCTTTCGATAGTCGATGCTCTTCTTACTTTTTACTTTTTTTTAGGTCCCATTCCAAATTCAAAACCATCTTCCAAATGTTGCTGTACGAATTCCGGTAAAACTCTCTCTATTATATCACCTTTGTGCATATATTTTGTTCCGCCAATTCTTTTAGATGCAGCTTCTTTTTGTTTTTTAGCATCTTCTTCACTCTTAGGTTTATGAATTTCTCCACGATGCCAACCTTCTGGAATTTCATCTTCGCTTTTTACTGTTGAATTTTCAACTACGTTGGTTATTCGTATAGTACCTAATATTTGCTCGGAATGTTGCCTTTTCCACTCATCAGTATGTTTTTTGTTTTCAGTATTGCACTCTCCATGCCACCAACCTTCTGCAAGCAATTCCGTGAGTTCTTCGCCCTTCACTTGCCGATTTTCTACACCGTTGGTAACTTTTCGCCTTCCGGTGTTCGCTATGGATATGAGTTTCTTTGTTATTTCGGATAATATTGCGCCGTATCTAACAGCGTCTTTACCTGTTTTTCCTTTAAGTGGAGATTTGCCTTGACAAGTCGGAGACAACCTGTTTTTATTTATATAATCAAAACCACCATATCCGCCTTTGTTTAAATTATAGTAGTTTTTGTCTTCAACGGCATTTGTTACGTCTATCCAATAAACCTCTTTGTTGGAAAGATCTTCTTTTGTTTCACATACCGACACTATACGACAATCGAAATTATCCCATCCGTATTTCTTAATAGCTTTCGCTAATAACACTCCAGAACCAAGATAATTTTCATCAACCTCTCCAATGTCGTGTTTGTGGAGACCTAAGTATTTCTTGCCATTCACTTTATTGGTTGTTTCGTAAATATAACCGTACATATTAAATAAAATCTTTCTCCTTATGTTTTCTTATTTTTGTAAAAAGTAATTTAGATCAGGATTATCCATTGTTACATATTCAATCTTGTTACTATACCTGAGTAGTTACTTCAGCCGCACACATATCACTATGTATGTTTAGTAATTGAATCTTTAGGATGTTCCCTGAATTCACAAAGTTTTAAATGTACCGAAAGATTGTCAAATAATACAACCCTTGACATAAAAGTTAGAGTTTATTACTTTCTTTGAATACATTGTTGCCCAACCACGCTGACCACGGAAGTTAGCATCCATGATAAGATCTGTGGAAGAAATAGGCATCCGCCCCTTACATTGTTTACCATCGATTTTCATCTCAATAAACATACTACCTCTTTCGAGTCAATCCAGTCTATGTTCTGGAGTAGAGGAGACTATATCATAATCTTATACAACTCTCACACAAGGCATTTTCTCTTGTGTTGTCATCACCATATAAGACCAACTGCACTTCGTTTTAATCGGTTTTACTCTGTCCTTGACACCGAACCATTTGGCACTACATTTAGTCGTTGCACCTTCAAGTTGATTTTTTAGCTCTCGGTTTCTGCCCACGGCTGAAACCTTTTGATAAATATTCTGTTAATTGACTTGGATATATCATTTTATTTATTTTACCATCATTGACACAAATTTTACCCAACGCAGCTTTTGCAAGTTTATCTCTTGTTTCTTTCGAAACATCACAACCTGTTCGTATCTCTGAAAGTCTTTTTTTTAACTTTTCACTTGCCGGAGCATGTCGTCCTCTTTCAAGTGATTTTTCTTGGTTTTCATTCAGTTTTCTACCATAGTTGTGATTTTTCTCTCCACTTACCGCGTTCGATATGGCTTTTTTGTGTTCTTCGGAAAATTTAGAACCTTTATTGAATCCCTGACCGCCAGAAGCAAAGTTGTAAAAACCATCATCGTTCACAGCGTCATAATATTCTATCCAATACGACTCTCTTTCATTAAGACTTTCTCTGTCTTCACACCATTCAAGTATCTTGGTTTCAAATTTATCCAAGCCGTACTTTTTTATGTCTTTCCGAATATAAACGCCGGAACCCTTGTAGTTTTCTACAAAGAATTCACTTTGTTTTTGACCTATGTATTTTTTGCCATTAATTAAATTTGTTGTAAAATAAATATACCCAAACATTTAAAATATCCTATCTAAAAAATCAATTTGCTTGGCTCCGTGGTTGCCCATTGTTTCATATTCAATCTTATTACCATACCTGAGTAATTATTTCAGCCGCATACGCATCACTGCATATGTTTGGTAATTGAACCTTTAGGGTTTTCCCGGAGTTCACAGTTGTTATTTATACTATACATCACTGTATAGCAGTACATGTACACAATGACCTACCATTGTGTTTTTTATACGGACAATAGAAAGCACCTGCCGATTTTCTTTCTATTCTTATATACTTTCATATATAAACGGACTATATCTTATACTTATATTGATTTAACCTTTATAAGTATCTCCGCACTTCGGGATTGTCATTTCCCTACTCTACTCATTTATTCGATTAAGTATTTCTCTTAATCTATACTTTCGATAGTCTCTGAACCTTACTTACTTTCATAAGTCTTGGCTGCTGATTGTCCATTGTTTCATACTTTGAATTGTCACTTATCATAAGTATCAAAGCCTTTAGGAGTTTCCAGCAATTCACGGAGTTTTAATTCGACACAGGTCTAAAAAGTTTTATTCTTTATCTCTCCAAAAATATCCGCAACAATATTTTCTTTGCCCTCTGCAACATTCTCTTATGTGAGAATATGCTTTGATGTGGTTTATATATTTTGCTGCCTCTTTTGCGTTTGAAAATTCCATTAACACTTCATTGGTTTTTATATCAACCATTTCTATCGGCATTGAACGAGCACAATCTTCGGCGATATATTTGCCCTTCAACGATTCACTCAACTTTTCCTTGTGCTCTTGAGATTTTGGAACGCCAGCATTTACACTTTTTCCAATATGAGATTTGCTTAGCAATTTTCTCGTTTTATCGGAAACCTTTTTTCCTTTTTCCGTTTCGGATATTTTCTTCTTTGTTCTTTCGGAGTGTCTTTTGTTTTTACATCCACCGCTATCTTCATTGTAACCAAATTTCGGGTTTTGAGCGTCAAACTTTCTTATGTAGTGTCTTTCGACTTCATCCAAATCACGCTCCGGAATGTTTTCGGCTAACACATAATGTTTGAAATTCTCCCACCCATACTTCTTTATGGCATTGGTTAAATGTTCATTGTGGGAATACCCACGCCCATTACTCCATCTGCCTTTTTCGTTCCCCATAAATGTCTCACCAATGTAAACCTTATTTGAGAGGGATATGTGAATGTAAATCAAATATTTTCTACTCATTAATAATAAAATAAAACCTTTCTTTTTTTAATCGAACATATTGTTCAAATGTGTTACACAAATATCGTTTCCATATTTATTCTACATATTGCTACGTAGTTCGGACTATATCTTCATCTTACATTGCATTATCCTTTGTAAGACGCTCACCATTTCGAATTCACTTGAATTCTACTCTACTCGTTTATTCTTTGTCGTATTTCTCAACAAATATACTTTCGATAGTCTCTGAACCTTACTTACTTTCATAAGTCTTGGCTGCTGATTGTCCATACGCTGTTCGAAAACGAATGGAGTTTCCAGCAATTAAATGAGTTTACTTATGCACATTTCTGTACATAGGAGCAATTTAGTTTACCCTTATAACCGAGTACATATTCCTTTGCAGGATAGTCGGGGTTAACAAATACCTTAATGCCGTTAAGTGTACCAAGGAGGTGAGGACCAACAGCTGTGTTACCAGATGCCTTAAATCCACGCATAACCTCGATAACTGATGCTACTTCAAGACCACAAATAAGGAAGTTAGCCTTTACCTTTCTTGTTAACTCGAAGATCTTGTTGCTATCTTCTACAAGCTTAGCAGCAAATGAATCATAGTGATCAACAAGAGAGATACCGGGTGTGATAGCCTTTGACCATACACCATTGGGGTTAGCACAACGAAGGAGGTCAAGAGTAAGCTCCGTATCAATTTCATGCGCAAGTTCACCTGTGACCTAAGTGGCAAGGAGCGTTTCTATGTCCTGTCCATACTCCTTCTGGAGTTCATACTGAGCATCAAATGCCCAATAGCTTCTAAGTGTGCGAGCACGCGCTTCAACAGGAATAGAGTTCATCTTGAGCTCTACTTCAGGAACGTTGTGACCCCAACCACCGTCAGCGGTTGTATCGCCCTGAATGGATTCATTGTCGTAGTAGTAACCCTTAATTACCTTAGCACCAGCTATGGTTGTATCAGTAAGAGTAATAGTACCATCAACAGTGATTGTACCACTAACGCCGTCCGATGTCTCTACTGTGCCTGCAACTGCGGGTGTCCATGCTACATGACCTACGCCTGCTGCAAATTCAACCGACTCGTTTGTTACGAGGTCGCTTGAATAGTAAGGATCGGAAGCATTCTTAATAAGAGCAGAGTTAAATGTTGTACCTGCCTTTGTAGCGCCCTTAGCATTTGTGTAATTATAATCAAGATAGTTGATCATACCGATTCTGTTGTCCATCGGCTGAACAGCCATTACATCGAACGCAATAAGGTTCGGAACAGCCGCAGTGATGATGTCCAACGCATAGCGTTTATACTGTCCGATATGTCCGGGATTAGTAGCTTCAACAGCACGAATTCTGTCTGAGCAAGCTTCAAGAGAAGCTGCAAGAGCTGCCTTCTTTTCGAATGTAAGAGGAGCCTTGTTTACCTTCTCAACGGTCTTAATTCTCTTATCCCACTTATTAATGAGATACTTTGTCTTCTGGTTCATAATAGTTGCCATAATAATTTACCTCTTATATGCTTTCATTAAAATGAACCGCAACCGCTCGCTCAGCAAAAATATTAAATTGTAAATAAATTTACTCTTTCAAGTGATAATCAAATGCCCCTTTTGCGATGACCGAATCATCAATATAAGGTATGTGATATTTTTATTATATCACAGAAATTACGTCTTGTATGCAACGAAGTCAACTTTTTTTGATGTTCATCATCAGGAACATTCATTAACACCGTTTTTGTTAAGGAGCAAATTACGATTTGTAAAAATTGTTTTTTATCACTTCTGGAATCCAGTGAGCAATTTAAGTGTTTGAAGGTCTTCTTGAGACACATTCAAAGATTCGGAAAGATTAACTGTGCCGGTTTTGATATTACCTATCGCAATCGGGAAATCGTTAAACTTCTTTCTTCTGTTTGCAATCTCAGATACCTTCTTATCTATATCTTCGATTGTATAATTTTTTGGTAGATTACTTTTTAAATAACCAATTTCAATTCCTTCTGTTGCGCATTTAGTTGCAAGATACTTTTCAACCGCTTCTTCAAGCTGTTTATTAGTTTCCTTTATTTTCCTATCTGCGTTTTCACGAATTTTGCTTTCATTCATCTTACTCTTTTCAGCATTTGATTTAGCGGACTTATTATTTTCCGTAATAGTCACTCTTGCTTCTGCAAGTCTCTCATTTGCCCTTGTGAGTTTTTCATTAGATTCAGCAAGTCTTTCGTTGGAATTATTGAGTTCTCTATTAAGTCTTTCGACCTCTTTTGATAACTCTGTGTTTTTATTCCTAAGGTTTTCATTAACCGCCTGTTTTCTGTCGAGGGCACATTTATTATGCTCTTCGCTACGGGCTGAGTCTCTACCAAGTTGTTCAATACGCTGTTGAAGAGTAGCAATCTCTCTGTTAAGTTTTTCGATTTCATTCTAAAACTTTTCATTAAGAATATGCTCTTCATTGTACTTTTTCTCGTTACGCTCGGAAACACGAGTAAGCTTTTTTAGTGTCTCTTCTTGAGACGCTGACTTGTCCATTTCCTTTGTCGATTCGTACTTGCTTCTCAAACTTTCCTTTTGGAGACTACGGAGTTTTTCGTCTTTTGACTTAGACTCTTTAAGCGTTCTGTTAAGCTGTTCATTAGTTTTCTTCATTCTAATATCATTAGCTACGGCAGATTCACTAACACGCTTTAACATCTTTCTTGTTTTCGAAAGTTCACTTGTGAGTTCAGTCACTTTACTCTCTAACTTCTTAATGTAGATATTATCTTCGTCATTAGAGCCAGATTTCAGTTTAGTTTCGATAGCTTCGTTAATGATTTCCATATTAGGCAATTTGGAGGATTCCGCTACTCTACGGATGGATTCAACTTCATCAGCAGATTTAGCATTTTCTATTTCTCTCTTAAATGATTCGATCACACTGTACTGCTTTTTATTTAAACTTTCGGTTGCAGTAGGTCTTGCTGACTTGACCGCCGGCTGAACAACGATATCAAAACCGTAGAAAGAATAGGTTTCGGGGTCAATAATCGTTTCCCCGCCTCTAACAATCTCTTCACCCAGACCTCTTGATGAAACACCAAGTACACAACCGTAATCAACGAGTGACTTAGTTATTCTACCTTGAGGTGTGTCAAGAATGTCAAATTCAACAAATACAATTCCTTCATCTTCGCGGATTTCCATGTTAGTAAGAACGGCTGCGACTTCTTTGATTGATGTATCGATTCTACCGCTTTCTTCCGAAGGATGATCGTTTTCAGCAAACAAAGTATGTGTTTCCATTCCTTCCTTGAAATCTTCTGACTGCATTACTCTTTGCCAAAGTTCTAATGGGTACTTTCTACCATTTCTTGTTGCGTTGTTTAAGTCCGCACCAATACCGGCTAAGTGACCTAACTTTTTAGAACCTCCTTCAGTAGCAATTGATTCTGTATATACGAGAGGAGAAACTGATCTGTTACGTTCGATGAGTATTTTCTTATTCTTATCCAATTGAAAATTCACCACCTTATCACTACAAATTGGTATCTATATCGAGATACTGGGATGGTAGTTTATTTTTAGAAGAAAACTACCTCAAAAACCTTCACGTTTTTTTGTTATAATAGTTAAGGCATTATTATTGCGTTTTTTGAAAAAAATATTTTATTGCGTAAAAATTAAAATCC